AATTAAAAGGATTTGATATGGCTATTACATCAACACTAACCACTAGCTTTAAAAAAGAACTTCTTGAAGCTGTGCATAACTTTAAAAACTCTGGCGGAGATACGTTTAAACTAGCTTTATACACAAGCTCTGCTACCCTAGGTGCTACTACCACTGCTTTTACTACAACTGGACAAGCAAGTGGTACTAACTATACATCTGGTGGTAATAATTTAACTAGAGTAGATCCTACTTCAAGTGGCACAACAGGTTTTACTGATTTTGCTGATTTAACTTTTGGTACTGCTACAATTACTGCTAGGGGTTGTATGATTTACAACTCATCTGATAGTAATGCGTCTGTAGCTACAATCGATTTTGGTGGTGATAAAACATCAACCGCAGGAGATTTTACAATAGTTTTTCCAGCAGCAGCAGCCAGTACAGCTATAATTAGAATAGCGTAATCTAGCCTAAGATGGCTAATATTACTGGGTGGGGTCGAGGTGCTTGGGATGAAGGTGCCTGGGGCGAACCTATACCAGTTACACTCACAGCACCTAGTGCAGCAACCGCAACAGTAAGTTCTGTTGCTATTGATGCTGCTGGTAAATTTGGAATTATTGGTGTTTCTGCTACAGCAGGAGCACCTACAGCAGGTGTCAACGCTCAAGCGATAGCTGTTGTGT